CACCCCAGCTGCGCAGCAGAAAATTAGCACCGTAAGCTAACGGGAAGCGTTCAGCCAATTTTTTGCAGTTGAAAAAGCCATCTGCCGCGCCGGAGCTGAGTGAATCACCGATTTTAGCATAGAGCACTGCGTATACGGTTTTACTGAGATCGTCATTAAAATTGACGCGGGCGAAGGCTTTGCTGTTGACTCCGCCCGTGTAGGTGATAACATTCGGAGAGTACCACCACTCACCGATGCCCGGCATGCTTTCTTCCAGCGCCGCAAGCCGATTTCGCATGCTGGCCAGCATAGTCATGAGAGACTCCAGCGTTGCTGGCGAAGACGGCAGTGCAGGGAGTGACGCCGGAGCAGTAAAGGGAACCGTTACCGCCGCACCATCGCCGTCAATCTGCAGAAATCGTCCATCGGCTTGTTCCTTTGTGTAATAGTCGGAAAGATCTGTAGTCTTATGACTGTTAATCCAATTGGAGGAATCCGCATCCCATACCCAGATACTGTCCGTACTGCCAAGGATCGCCCATTCGCCGTCTGTGCCGGTGGGGTAAGCTGCACGCAGAGCCGCCACATTTACAAACCAGCCTTTGCACCCCTGGGCAAGCTGTTCCGCCTTTGCGGCACTAGCCGCTGCAGCCGTAGCACTGGCGGCCGCAGCCTCAGCATCGCCTTCAATCTGCTGTACCAATGCCTGATTCTGTACAACAGATTGCGCAGTGTCCTCCTGAGCTTGCTGCGCTGTCTGGGCGCTTTGCCCGGCAGCCTCTTGAGCATTTTCCGCCCGCGATGCGTCCGCAGCACTCTGTGCGGCGGCATTTTCAGCGTTGTCGAGAAGCCCCTGCATTTGTTCCAGCGTATTCTCAAACATGTTCTTGGGCGGAGCCGCCGTACCCTCGACGCTGGCAGCAAACTGCAAGCCGTTGGACTGCAGTTTGACAATCTCTTCACCCGTGGAGGACTTGGCCACAAACTGCACATCCAGCTGTCCGGCATACGCGGTAAAATCCGCATCCACAGGCCAGGTAATGACGACCTGTTCCTCATTGCTTGGGTCCACAGAAGCCCTCAACTGCTTGTTAATGATCGTCATATAGTCCGGATGGGAAGCGCGCACATGCCAGGTCATCGCGGACAGATCATGCCCGTCGTGATAGCGTGGGCCGGTAACGTCGTAGACCTCCGCGCGTGCCTCGCCCTGGGTATGCAGGCCAGCCTCTGGCCCAAAGTACACATATTTGTCTTTGAATTCAATCGAAATAGCCATAAGAACCTCCAAGAAATTGATTAGACAACGGAGCCGGTGAGTTTGGTCCATTGGCTGTCCCTTGTAGTCCGGACAAGCAAAGTCCCCTGGGTGCTGTAGGAGAACACAAGGTCTGCATAGTTTCCCGCAAGATTGTCCACCTGTCCGGCCCGTGTTGCAAAATCTGCGTTTTTAGCCGTTTCAGCTGCGGCTGCATTCTCAGCTTGAGCCGCAGTCTCTGCGCTCTCCGCGCTCTTTGCAGTTTCGGCAGTCTCAGCGCTTTTCGCCGTATCCGCTGAGCCTGCACTGGCGGCAGTGTCTGCCTTTGTGGCCGTCACAGCCTTGCCAGCGGTCTCCGCGTGTCCGGCCTCGGATGCATAGGCAGCACGGGCGGCGCTGTCCGCATAGATGCTCTGCGCAGGCGCGCCCACCGGGTATTCCACTACATAGGTGCCGCTGTCCTCAATGATCCGCACGCGCTGCCCGGCGGTGAACCGCACGGCCGTGTTGCACTTGTAATGCTTCAGGCTTTCTGCTTCCGCCCCGTTGAAGATGAGCGCGATGCCGTCCTCGTAAACAGTACCTACCGTGGCAAAGGACTGGCCGGGCGGGTCCGGCTGCACGATGGCCTGCTGCTCCTGATACGTCTCCAGGATCATAGATACACCACTCTCTTTCCCGTATGGGCCATTTTGTACGGCTGTTCCAGCTCCAGCCGCCAGCCTGTCTCTTCGTACAGCGTGCTCCCACCATCCCGCACCAGCTCCACCAGGTCAAAAACGGCGTGCCGGCCGCTGGGACCGGTGTAAAAGGTGCGTGTCTCCGTGGACTGCAGGCTTTTAAACCGCTTGTTGTCCGCATACGCCTGCAGTTCCGCCTGAGATGCAATGTTGTCCAGCTTCTCATAGGACACGACCCGCCGTCCCAGGTTCACGATGGAAAAAACGCTGTCCGGTCTGTCGTTGACCGATATGGCCCGCATGGACGAATCAAGGTCCGGGTTGTCCACCTCCACGATGAATACATTCGGATGATCGAACATGTCCACGGTTTCACTCCATTCGGGATATTGGATGGAATACTCTCCATCCCGGTACGTCACGGATATCGCATCCGCGGACGGCATGCGGAACGCACTGCAGTGTACTGTGCCGCCGCCGTCCATCCAGATGCTGTTGTAGTTGATCTCCGCCGCCAAGGCGTTGATGATCGTGAGCCGGTCTGTGCCCGGCTCCCAGTCCTCCCGGTCCGCCTGCAGCGTGGCGGTGTTTTCCTCCACAAAAAAATCCGTGATGCCGGATTCAACCAGCAGCGCCTGGATGGCTGCCGTGTACAGCGTCCCTTTTGCCAGATGCAGCCGTGTCTCTATCTTCGAGGACATGGCAAGATAGGTCAGGTCATAGGCTGTAAGGCTCACCACAGGCCGCATGCCGTCGTGTTCCGTGTATGCATCGGTAGGGATATACTTGCCGATCGGCTGGCGCACGCCGTCAATGGTAAGCACCGGCTGGATCACGTCCGTGAGGTAGTTGACGGCACGGTTTTGTGCAAACTTCCCGCTGAGCGCCCATTTTACGGCGGCGTCCGCCGTCACCGAAATGGCCGCACCGCCCCCTTTGAATGCGGTAAGCCGTGAATATTCCACGTTATCCCGCAGCACAAGGTATTCCACCGATACATTACTCATAGCTGATCTCCTGCCTGTGATCTGTCTCGACAACAGTGAACTGCACATCCCGCGCACGGCCATGGGCCGCCTGAATATTTCCAAGCACCCCGATCACCACATCGCCCCAGCAGTCTTTGTAAACTACGGCAGAGCCCAGCAGGCCGCGCAGGGCGTCCATCTGTGCGGCGTCCCGGAGCGTGAAAGCGAAGTCGTGGCTGGCGTCTTGCATACCACAAGTATATGGCTCGGGTTTTGTGCGGCCGTAGTAGTGTACATAGTCCACCTGTGCGCTGTAGCTTCCGTCATGTGCGGGCCTCTCACCGGCCCGCAGACGCAGTTTCAGCCAGGGCGCGCCATCCTCAACGGACCCCAATACGGCGTTTTCGAGCGCCAGGAATGCGTGAACGGGCGAGCTGTCGCCGTAGTATCCCTCCGGCGTGACGCCGCGCACAGTATACACATGCTTTCCGGCACACAGACGGTCCGTGATCCCGCTGCCCGTTGAGCGCGTAATGGGAACACCGTCACGCAGCACGAAGTATTCGGCGTATGCGGCGTCCGTTTCCCAGGATATTTCAATGGCATTTAAACGGGCATTGAAAGCGGCTTCAATAGTTGGTCCGGGAACGTTCAGAACAGTAATGGAGCCAACGGCCGGAGCGGATTCCACGCCGAACACTGTCTTAATCGCCAGCCGCACAGGGTACGTCCCATCCTGCAGGAAATACGGCATGCGGAACTCCTTGGCCGTGCTGTGCATCCAGCCTGTATCATAGTCCCCAATCTGGATGCGCACGCCCTGCTGGTCCGCAGACTGCCAGCGGATGGTGGGGCGCGGTTTTGAGTCCGTGTATACGATGACGGGCACAGCCGGAGCCCGGCGGATGATGATGGTCGCCGCGGCACTGTAGGAACCCCACACGCCATCGCCGTTTTTGGTGCGCACCCGCCACATGAGGGCGCCCTGGGCAAACTGTCCGGCGGGGGTGGCGAAGCTGGAGGCGTCGGTTTCCGCTGTGCTGAGTGTCGTGTACTGTCCGCCCATATTGGAGCTGGTCTGCAGCTCGTAGGCGGTCTGCGCCGTGCCGGTGGATATCTCATGCCGCCACACGAAGGTGACACCCTGTGTGTCTTCCACAATAGCGCCCACAGGGGAGACACACACGGGCGTGCTCAGCGCGTCCTGGGTGTTGACATGTATCCACTCGCTGACTCCTGTAGCGCCGGTGTTGGCTGTCACCTCTACCTGCCACTCAATATCGTCCGCAGTGAATGTATTTGCCGGGAAGTCGTGCCAGGTCTGTGCACCGCTGATGGAGACACTTTTGACGTCCTGGTGTCCCTGTGTGCGCCAGCGCAGCACGGCCGAAGTCTGGACGATCTCGCCGGGCGCATCCTCGGCTCCCTCCGCTGTGACAGACCAGCCGAAGCGGTTGACCTGGTGCTTCAGCACGCGGCCGCCGTCCGCCGGATACAAGTCTGTGGGCGTGACCGGCAGTTCCTTGTTGTTGAAGGTGGTCCAGCTGCTTGCAGTGGTCCCGCCGCCTGTGTCCGTTACCTCGACCTGCCAGTCGATGTCCCCGGCAGGGAGCACGCCCGCGGGGATCGTGTAGCCTTGTGTGGCGTTGTTGACGATATATTCTGTGTACGCCGGAGCACCGTTTTTCCGCCAGCGCAGCTTTGCCGATACTTGCCGGATGGAGCCGGACAGGTCGTCCGGCTTCGTGTAGCTCAGGCCCCATGAAAAATTGACGGCAAAGCCCTTGTAGGTCGTGGCCCGGCTGGAAGGAGTCAGATCTGTCAGCCGGACAGCCGTGCTTTGGAACTGCACCGTAGCATACCCGCCGCTCGCCTGTGCGCCGGAACTGGACGTGACCACGACCTCCCATTCCATGCCGGGGTCGGCAGCATTGGGAACGAGCCCTGTGTCGAAGTCAATGTATGTGTTGGGTCCGGGTACGCGGACAGACGTCCATGCACTGGCACCTTTGGCCCGGTACTTGAAGTCCGAATACGCTATGGTGAGCGCGCCGTTGATGGGCTTCTCCGCCGTGACATTCCAGAAAAAACGGTGGTAAAACCCTTTTTTGATCGTCGTGTTGGCTGGGGAATAGCCGGATGGCGTTATCTTGCCCGCATGGGTCTGGATCGTCGCATAGGGCAAATGGTCCGAGCCGTTCACCCAAAATCGGGCGGAGCCTGTCTGGTTCTCGGTCGTAATGCCGATCTGGCACGAGAGATTGCCAGCGCCCCTTACCCCGCCGGAGGTAATCTTCCATTCGGGGCCGTTCCAGCTCGGGCCTGCAATTTGCCCAAGGATCAGGCTGAGGGGGTACGGCGCATGGCAGTACACCGCAAGTACGGATGCGGAATCAAGGACCTCGCCGGAAGGCACCGGAGACTTATCAAAAAACAGCCAGCCCCAGTCCGCCTTGTCTGCACCCAGGTTGTCGATGCGCAGCTCACCCACACCGCCGGACAGATTCTTCAGATTTTGCGAACCGTTGCAGTATACGGTATACTGTCCCATGTATCAACGCCTTCTTTCTACCGCCGTGCCAGTCCCATGCGGACGGTCATTTTCTCGTTTTCAAGCATGCGCTTAATGGCCACATACGTTTCAATGTCATCCACCTTGAAGATGTTCTGGCTGTTGTCCACGAAAGTGGCACCGCCGCCCTGCGCGGATATTAAGGCGCGGGACTGTTCGGCGGTATAGACCGCCTCGCCGCCCGCAAAGCGCATCAGCTCCGGCCCGTTTTCTCCCACCCAGCGCCAGCCGGGTGTGGCAGAACGGGTTCCGCGGGCGTAGCCTGCACCGCCGATCTGCGCCTGCAGCTCGCCCATGCTGGGCACCTGTATCGTACCGGTGTTGATCATGGGCACGCCGCGGATCGCACTGATCAGCATGGCGATGCCGGATGTCACCAAAAACACCGCAGCGCCCACCATCAGCAGGTCCGCCGCCAGCATAACGAACTGGGAACCGGCCGCGGCTGCTGTTGGCCCCGCAGCGGCAAGCGCTTTCGTGGCTGAAGCGGTGCCCGTGGCCACGATACGCATGCCCAGGGCCGTGCCCGCCGCCTTTACGGCGATCAGCGCAAGCCCGCCGCTGACAAGCACCACTGCCGGATTCAGCTCCGACAGGAACCCGATGACGTCCGCGCCTACGCCGATGATGTCGCCTGCCGCGTCCACGATGGCCAGTATCTGGTCTTCGTGATCCAGCAGCACCTGAGCGAACGTCGTCTTAATTTTCGTCTCGATTGGCTCGATGCTTTTCGCCAGCTCCACATACCGGAGCTGCAGATTGTAGTTTGCCTTCTCGGCCTCGATCATATCGGAGTTCCCGGCCTTGTAGCTTTCCCACAGTTCGTCCAGCCCTTCCTTGCGCAGCGTCTGCAGGGCAAGGTTCTGGCGGCTGGCCTCGGATCGTGTCCGGCCCAGGCGTTCGTTGAATTTTTCCACGTCCACACCCAGGCGGCCCAGCAGCTCGGAAAACTGGCCCGTGGCCTCGCCAGTGGCGATGGTCTCCTGCAGGGAATCGGCAAGGGATTCAATTTTCATGGTTTCCGGGAACTTGACGACCGCGCCCGCCAGCAAGTCAACGGCCTCATATGCCTTGTCCGCGTCATTGAAGCCGGTGGCAAGGATGTTGGAAAGCGCCTCCACTACTTCATTGGTGTCGCCCGTGACGGCATAGAGCTCACCAGCCTTGTCGTGCAGCTGTTCCATGCCCATTCCCGCGTCCCTGGCGTTTTGCTCCAGGAAAGAAAGGTCGCGCCGCAGCTCCTTGGTCTGCTCCATCAGTTCGCCGCACTTGCTGATCACCGCGCTCAGCGCATTGCCGGCCAGCGTGCCAAGGGCTACATCGAATGTCTTTGCGCCCTTGCCGCCGTCCTCCATGCCCTTGCCCGCGCCTTTGGCGTTTTTCTCAAGGTCTTCAGCGGAACCGGATGCAGCGTCCATAACGTCCTGTGCGTCCGCCAAAGCCGCACCGAAATCATCGGATTTTTTTGTGTTTTTCTCGATCGAGGCCTGAAGGCTCAGCATGCGTTTTTCCAGCTTCAGAGCCTGGCTGCTGGTCTCGCCGTATTTATCGGCCAGGCGTTCGTGTTCCCGCTCACAGTTGGAAAGCTCATTCTGCTGGTTCACGATCGTGGCGTTGAGGATATCCAGTTCTTTCTGCGCCGCCTCGATGCCCTTTGTGGTCGGTTCGATCTTCCACTTTTCAGCATTTTTCCGCGCTTTTTCCAGTACGTCATCTGTTTTGGCCACGGCTTTCGCGGAATCTTCAGCCATGCCCTGCACCATGTTTTTGACCTGATCCAGCGTCTGCTTCACACGGCTGATGTCAAATTTCAGGCCGAGGACGACGCCATCATCCGAAGCTGCTGTCGGCACACATATCCCTCCTTGCCATGGCCGCGTCGTATTCGGCCTCGTAATCTACCGGGTCCAGCGCCACAGCGCGTTTGATGTCCGCATACCGCTCCCGCTCTTTGGGGTCGGATATCCTGCGCATATCCACGCTGCGGTAATAGATCGCATTCTTGATCTGGCTCTCAGGCGGCAAGCTGCGGAAAATGGACATGAACTGCCACCAGTGCATACGCGCTGTGAAAAGGTCGATGCCCGCGTATACGCGGAAATCCCCCCAGATGCGCAGCGCGTCTTTTTTCCAGTCCAGGAGCCGTTCCGGCGGGGCCGGCTCATCCCCGCGGGGCGGATCGCCGCAAAAATAGAAGTCGAGCACTCCCTGGAAGTGCCCGGCTTCGTTCTGCGGTATTTCACGGAATGTATTGAGCAGGATGACGTCGAATTGTTCCTCCGGCGTCAGGTCAGACGCCAGCACCGTTCCCACATACTTCATCCACCAGGCCCAGTCCGTCGGCACCTTTCGGCCAAGGATCTGGTCCGGCAGCTCCAGCATCACCGGATACATTCGCAACCGCCTCCTTCAGCTCCGGGATCAGGAACTGCTCCACAACCTCCCGGCGTCCTCCCATGACCTCGCCGTAAATGTACGCGCACAGGCTGATGTGTTCGTTGATGTTCTCCGGGCGGCCGCCGAAGATCTCCCGGTATTCTTCAACGCCCAGCGTGCCTTCGATGAAGGCACGGCACATGGCTACGGCGTCCGAAAATTTTTCCAGCGCCTCCTGTGCCATGGTGTCCGCGCTCCGTCCGTCCTGTCCGCCGGGCTTCAGCTTGGCGTCCATCGCACAGAATGCCTGCGCGGCCTGAAGCACGCGGGGAAAATCCCGCGTAACGCCTTCCAGCATCCGTTTGTCCGAGATATCGCACGGGTATGCACGGCCGCAAATGGTGATCTCGTGCTTTTTGGCAAACTCAAACCCCGCGCTCATTTCGACGCCGCCTTTGCCTCTGCGGCCTGCGGCGAAAACGTGGGCGTGCCGTCCTCACCGATGGTGACAGTTCCCTTTTGGGGAGTGCCCAGGATCTTGAGGCCGAAGCTGATGTTTTCGCGGTTTTGGGCGTCGCCGGACCCATCGTCCGTGATGGACAGCACGCCCTCTCCCTGACGGCCGTTGGGCTTGCCGCTGCCCAAATTGTCGTAGCACTCAATGAACTTGACTTTCCGGTTGTCGAGGTCGTACAGGCGGTCCATGATGGCGTCCTGCGCAGCGTCGCCAAACCTGCGGAAACCGGTGAAGGTACGGGACACGCTCACGCCCGTGATCTCGCTTTCGGCCACGCCCCGGCCCGCCATGTCGTAGTATTCCTGGCTTTGTTCGTTGATGCTGTTGCCGCGGGATGTGATGCCGGAGGCAACCTCCGCCCATTGGGGCGAATCGTTTGCACTGAGGTCGATCCACCAGCGGCGGTTGAATGTCTTGGGGGTAATATATGTTCCAGGCATGCTTCGTCACTCCTTTTCATAGATCAGGGTGCCCTGAATTTTGTAGACACCATATTGGAAATTTTCGTCCCAGTCTGTAAAGGCTCCGTTTGAGGCGGAAATTGAGACAAAAGAAAGGCCGTCTCCGGAAAGAGGGACGCCCTTGCGATTTTGCTGCTGAACCCAGTCCTGTAACTCCTCCGTAAAGTTGCAGTTATCCAGCCGCATGATGTCATCAGCCGTCATGCGGGTAGCGGCAATGATAAAATTGTATTGCCAGGTGGCCACTCCGCGCATATCCTGTTCGATGATGGCAGAACCGGCCGGGAAGATCCCGTACCCCTCGGCGTCCGTCTCCAGCTGGTCGGTGCGCGCCTCCAGATCTTTCAGCGCGGGGCACTGTGCGAACAGGGCGCGGATATCGTTTAAAACAGCCATTATGGGCCTCCTAAAATGTTCCGGCGTTCATCCTCAATGATCCGGTCTTTTTCGGCAGCCATGAGGCGCTCAAGCCAGAAAGGACCGGCAAGGCGGTTAAACGTAGTGGTGTACCGGATGTCTTTGTTTGTAACGTGTTTCGGCTTGCGCCCGGCCATGACTTTTCCGAAGTACAGGTACTTGATGTGCGGGCCGCGGATAACGATGCGGCCGTTGGCCGGCTCCTGGCCCTGGGCGATGGCGTTCTCAATGCTGCTGTATGTGCGCTTGGGTACATACTTGGTGATGCGCCGCGCAACATTTTTCACAAGATGCTGCTGGGCGCGCCCGCCTTCTTCAAGCCCCAGGTCCTTTACGAGGTTTCCAAACTCCGGCAAATGAAAGTCGAGCTGCAGCATGCTCATTCCGTCGTCACCTCACAATGAGGCAGGCCGCCGAACGAACAGTGTACAAGGCTTTTGATGGTCAGGGGCTTGTCCGCAAGCAGCGCTTTTTTACTCTCCGTGTCCGTGACCTCGCCCAGGCGCTCGCCACGGACGATGAAATCATGCTCCCGTTTTTCGCCCTTGTACTGCTCCGGAAGATCCTCCGGGATGATGACGGATGTGCCGTCGGCGTCCTCCTGCCAGAATACAGCAGGGCAGAAGATGCGTCTGAACCGGTACGGCCCGGTCTGCAGGTACAGCGTGCAGCTTGCGTTCGGCGTCAGCATCCGCTCACCCCCCGGTACAGCAGCCCGCTGCGGATGGGGATATATTGGGCGGCGATACGCAGGCAGCGGCGCTCGAAGCTGCCCGTCTGTGCATCATCCTGCTGGATGCTGCGGCTCCATTTCCCCACGCTTTCGCTGGTCACTTTGCCGCCCGCCAGTACGGCCGTGTCCTGGGCGTGCTGGGCGTCTGCCAGCGCGCAGTGCGCCATGCGCACGCATTTCGCCAGCGTTTCGTCCTGTTCCCAGGCTCCGTCCTGCAGGCGGTCCAGCGTCAGGCTGTGCAGCATGTACTCCGCACGGGCCAGGCAGCCCTCCACGTCCGCCTCCGAAAGTTTTCCGTGGTATGTGGAATAGTAGAACTCCTTGTCCGCTACCATGCGTATGCCTCCCGTGTGTTACTCTGCGGTCGTTTCCGGCTGCTCCCCGGGCACAGCCTCAGCCGGCTCGGCAGAAGGCTCTACCGCCGTCTGCACGGCCAGCAGCAGATCCTGCTTCTTGGCCGCGCCCGTCACGTCGATGCCGCGCGCCGCCGCGAAGCTGCGCAGCTCTGTCACCGTCATGTCCTCCAGCGCCTTTTCCGGTGCCGGGGCAGGGGCGGGGTTTTGTGCTCCCGCTCCCGGTGCGGCCGTCCCGGCCTCCGGCAGGGAGGCCCCGGCCTCAACAGCCGGGGCGGCCTGTGTATCCTCATGAAAGGTCAAACCAACCGTCCTCATCGTTCTCAGCCTCCTGCTTCCGCCGCATTATGCATGTAGATGCCCGCCAGCTTGTTGGCGTACACGTCCGCGATGCCCACCGTCCGATAGCCGAACATGTGGCGGTCGCCGTCCAGGTCGTCCTCCGGCCCTTTGATTTTGGGCACTGTGTGTTTCTGGAACTGGATCAGTGCCGAGGGGTGGATCACCATGAAGTTGATATTCTTCGCGCCGTCCGCCTTTTTGAAGCCGCCCGCCTCTTCGCCGCCGGTCTTGCCGTCCAGCAGGTCGATGGCCGTGTAGAACCGGGTCTGCGGCACCAGCGTCTTTGTGGCAAAGCGCGTCAGGATCTCACGGCTCTTCGTGGTGTCCAGGTCTGCGATCATGCCGTCCAGCGTCGGCGTGATGAACAGGTGGCGGTTTTCCGTGGGCACCTCATCTTCGTCCATCTTCGTGATGGCCACACGCAGCGCCGCCAGCACCGATGCGCCGTCCGGCAGATCGGCTGCGACGGCCTTGGAAATGCCGCTCTTGCCCGCGTAGGATGCGAAGCGGAAAGCGTCCAGTTCCGGCACCACCTTCGTGCGGATGAACTCGCCGGACAGACGGCTGAAGGCCAGCTTCGCGGTCTCCTCATTGTCCAGCGCGTCCACATAGAACTTGCGGCCGCGGTCGTAGTTGCATTTTACGGTCTCATTGGTCATGGTCACGTCGCCCTTGACGTACCCGTCGTTGCGGCTGTAGTCGCCCAGCCCCTGCATGCTCAGCATGGGCACGATCAGCTCGTTGGCGTTGGCGCCCTGGCGCGCCAGCTCCGCAGCGCCGTCCAGCTTGCTGGTCAGCGATGCCAGCTTGTAGATTTCGTCCAGGATGGGGACGAAGGTTTTTGCCAGTGCAATGTTGTTTGCCATATTGGTTTACCTTGCCTTTCTGTATAGTGTGTGTGATACGGTCAGTCCACGGGCAGATCCGCAGCCTTGCGCATGGCGATTTCGTTGGCGGTATATTTCGCCGCGCCCGGCACAGCAGAGGTCCCGGTGCCGGATGCGGGCGCAGGTTCCGCTGCCGCCGGGCCGAACAGGTATGCGTCGCTTTTCTGTACGGCCGCGATGGCTGCCGCGATGTCCGCATCCTGGTTCTTGCTGGTGCGCAGAGCGTCAAGGTCCAGCGCGCCGCGCGCCAGCTTCGGGTTGTGCGCTTTCGCGTCGGACAGGGCCTTGTCGATCTTCGCGTCAAACGCAGCGGCCGCCAGCTTTTCGTCCCGGTCCTTTTCCGCCGCCTCCGCGCGCTGCTTGTAGTCCGCGATTTGCGCCTTTACCTGCTCCGCGTCCAGCCCTTCAAACTTACCGATGGCCTCGTTGGCGGCGTCCAGCTGCTCCTGCAGCCCGTCGGCACGTGCCGATGCTGCGTCCAGGTCCGCCTTTGGCGCGTACAGCTCGTTGATCTTCGCCTCCAGCTTTTCTTCCAGCTCCCCGGTGTAGGCGTCGCCAAGAAGCTCTTTGGCAAATTCCAGTGCCATGTTTCAATCTCCTTCCTTTTAAATACAATATATATGTGCATAACAAAAGGACCCCCGTGAAGGGGTCCTTCAGCTATCATTTAAAGGCGCTTAAACGGACGTTTAAACGCAGGTCAGGGCGCGTGCCGGTTTTGCCGGCGCACCAGCTCATCCACCAGAGCGTCCAGCTCCGCGCGCTTTTCTTCCTCGCTCCTGTGGTCGGTGTATCGTTCAATGAGTTCATCCAGATCTTCACCGGGGAATTGTGCGCGCAGTTCTTCCATATATTCAGCGCCGCTTATCTTTGTCTCGCTCAGACAGAACATTGGATATGGTTTCCCGTATTTTTCCTTGTACGCCTGGCGAAGCTGGTCGTACCCAAGCGACCTCATGAAGGCTGCAAGCTCCGGTGTAATGGGCATAGGCATGACACATACCTCCTAAAACAGTTTCTGGTATTCTTTCCACAGGCCGGGGAAGAGCTTCTTAACGAAGAACAGGTCCGAATCATTCCGTGTTTCCATCGTAAAGAGTTCCGCAAATATCTCCAACGGGACGGCTTCTGAATTTTTTGCCCAGTATTCAGCCTTGTGCCCGAAACCTGTGTCAAGCCGCCCGGAGCTGAGCGCGCTGAGGATGTCTTTCATCAAATCGCTGCGTACTGCCTGCGCTACACGCTGAAATCCCTCGGCGTTATCCAGAACAGCTTTTGAAGCGTCTGAAATCGCATCCACAAATGCTTTGTTTTTGTACCCCTGCGCATTCAGTACATCCGTCCGGTGCGCGAGCTCATGTGTGTTTGCCATTTCAAAGTCGGTCGTGGAAAACTGTGGATGCCTGGGGTTATACAGGATACGGTCCTCCACAGGGTCATACGCAAACGGAGCATCCAGTGTGCCGTCCTCCATGTACTCAGTGGGATTCTTTTCTGTAAAATACCTTAACCATACCATATTCTTTTCCGGCGCATCCGTCAAGGTGTCAAGATACGCGGAATAGCTTTTCCTGGCTTCTTCCACATCCAGCTTGCCGCCGCTGCCTGTGAGCGTACCCGCAGGACGCGGCATTTCCAGCGTGCCGTCCGGTCTCAGCGCCCGGCCCAGCCCCGCCGCCCGCAGCCGCTCCGGCGCGGTGCGCAGCCCGGCCGCAGCCGAAAACCGCTTGTATTCCGCATTCAGCTGCCGCAGAAGGATGCGGCTGCTGCGCAGCTCTCCGCTGCCCAGCTTGCCCTCCTCCTGCGCCGCGGCAATACGGTCCTTGCACTGCCGGATGCTGTTCTCCAGCGCTTTCTGCTGCTGCGTCGCTTCGTACTGGGTGTAGTGCCTGCCCTCGTAGGTGACGCCCTTCGCGTTTTCCCGCGCCATCTCCGCCAGCTGCTCATTCGTCCACTGGGGGCTGTCCACGCCCAGCTTGATCGGCCAGGCGATGTGCTTGCAGCTCAGCGTGCCGATGCGCCGCTGCAGGCGGCTGTTCAGCCGCTTGTATTCCTTATCGCTGTACTGCCGCCCCTGGTAGGGCTCATGGTCCGGCGCGCTGGCGCTGTGCGCGCTGATCTCCCAACCGTCGCACCCGCCGTCGTCGTGATGCTTCTCGTTGATGGCCGTGGTCATTTCGCCCATCTTCGCCATAATGGCGCGCTGGGCCATGAACTCTACGGAAAAAGTGCGCCCGTCCGAGCGGTCGACGGTGCGGATGCCCCGCTGCCACAAGCGCAGCGTGGCACGCCGCACAGCTTCCTCCGGCGTCTTCGTGCCGCTGGAGACCTCCCGGAACACATAGTCCATCGTGCGCCGGTATACATCTTTAATAGGATACACCCGGCCGTCCACATCTGCCGCGGCCAGCTGGCCCAGCACGTTGGCCACTTCCTTGCGCGTCACCTTTACATAGGCTTCGGCAATGTTCCGCAGGCTTTCGTTTTCCTCCAGCGGCGCGGTCTTCTCCGCGGCCCAGCGCATCAGCTGCTCCACCGCGTCGTCGGTGAGGTCTGTCTGCCTGCGCAGCGTGTCCGCGATCACATCGTCCGCTCCGGCAAGGCTTTTTGCCAGCAGAAGCTTGTATTCATCGCCGGACGATATCTGCCCGGCGGCGGTAATGCACCGGCACAGGTCGCGCAGCAGCTCCTCCGTGACGGGGCCGTAAACAGCGAGGATCAGTTCCCGCAGCCCGTCGATCTCATCCGGTGTCAGCGCCATGACGTCACCTCAGCCCGGCCTGGGCGGTCAGCTGGACCATCTCCGGCATGTACTTTTCACGGATGGCCGCAAGGTCTTCCGGCGTCTCACAGGGCAGGTCGTATTTTTTCGCCAGCGCCAGCTCAGGTTTCAGCAGGCCGGCCTCCACCATCGAAAGCGTGTCGGCCCAGTCCTTGTCTGCGTCATACAAAACGCCGTTGCCCCAGCTCACGCTCAGCAGCTGCTCAAGGTCCACCGCCTGGGCGTCGCACAGCCCCAGCGCCTGCCCCCACAGGTCCGTGATGCGCAGCGTCTCCAGCAGTGCGTCGTACCACATCCGCTGCAGGTCCATGATCGACAGGCTGTAGTCGCCCTCGCTGCTGCTGATCTCCTTTGCCGTGCGCTCCACAGCCTCCACGTCCGACAATATACCGCGTTTCAGGCCGATGATATTCTCACACGCCTTTAAATAGCTCTGCTTCCGCCGCTCAAAGCTCTCATCCCGCAGCGCAGGGGAGAAGATGGTCAATCCTTTGTCGTTGGTGTCGCCGTCCAGCCCGACGAACACGTCGTCCTTCAGCCGCATCACGCCGCCCTCCGGGTCCGGCGTTACCAGCTTGTCCGCATTGGCCACGATCCGGCTGCGCCCCAGCTCGAACTCACGCCCCAGCTGGTACTCATTTTTGTAGATGTTGTGGATCAGCTGCACCGCGCCCTCGTACACGCTCACGCCGTCCGGGCTCCCGTCCACGTTATTTGCCATCGGCAGACGGATGTAGGTCATGCCCAGACCGCCGAAGGGCACGCTGTAGGTGTGCTCCGGGGCCAGCGCCGCATACTGCGGCAGGCTGTCCAGCCGCACCTCATGCCCCAGTGTGCTGCTGTTTTCCGACACATACAGGTTGTACCGGATGGTCAGATACCCGCTGCCGTCCACAGTCCGGCGTTCCAGCAGCGTGTAGCAGTCGGAGCCCGCCCGGCTCCGCTCGCTCATCAGCACGTCCGTGATGCCGCGGGGCCCGCGGGCCAGTACGTTGTAGCAGTCGCGCCTTACCACATGGTAGGCCAGCCGCCCCGTGCCGTCCGGTGCAGGCTTCAAAAAGCCTTCGCCGCCCACCATGACCCACTGCAGCACGTCCTGCTTTTCGGCGTCAATGAGGCTGCGCTGTCCGTCCAGCCACGCCGTTTTTCCGGTTCCGTTTTCCGTAAAGCTGGAATCGTACTCCGCAAAACAAGCCTTTGTCAGTTTGTTGGTGATGGTGTAGGGGATGCGCTGCGCCGGGTCTTCTTCCTTGCCCTTCACCGCTTCACGCATGAAGAACAGCTCGAACCACTCCCGCACCGCCGCCTGCATAGCCGCTGTGCTGGTGTCCTTCAGCCCCGCCGCCTGCGCCCCTGTGATGGCGGCGTCGTCAAACAGCGCCCTTACGACTGCGTTCATCCGCCGTCACTCCTTTCGATCCGAATTTCCGGCTGCTTTGCCCGCAGCCCGCGCTCCACGCCGTTGATGTATGCCCGCAGCTGCCGGTTTTCCGCCTCCAGCTCCCGTACACGCCTCTGTGCCGCCTCCAGCGCGTCGCCGTATTCCAGCACCGCCCAGCTGGGCAGGTACTTCTTCAGCAGCCAGTCCTTCAGCTTCATTTGTCACGCTCCTTTGCGCTGCCAGATGCGGCTGCAGGCATACCGCGCCGCGTCGATACCGTGGTCGTTTGCGTCCATCAAAGTCCCCAGCACCGTGCCGTCCGGCGCTACCTCGTACTCCCATTCCAGGAACTCCTGCAGCACACACGGGCATTTTACCGGGTCGATCACAATGGCGTTTAGGCCTTGCAGCCACCGCACGCCCAGCTCACGGCTGCCCGGCCCTTTCCTGGCGGGCCAGCACCGCAGGCCGTAGCTGCGGTAATCCGCACAGGCTTTTTCGTCCGAAAGGTCCGCAAGGATCAGCTCGCCCGGCGCGACCCTTCCTTTAACGATCTCCGCCGTGACCGCGTTCTGCATTTTGTTGCCGCGCGCTTCGTCGAAAATATACAGCGTACGGGTAGCGGCATGGTAATACGTGCGGATGAACACCCACGGGTCGGGGTAGTACCCCCAGTCCACGCCGCTGATGATGTTGTCGAAGCCCGCGATCTCCTTCGCCGTGATCTTCCGGCTCAAGATGTTGTCGAACACCTGTGTGCCGCTGCCCACCATCTCGCCCAGGTACATGTGCCGGTATTTGAGCGGCTTTGTCTTCCGTAGCCAGTCCGCACCGTCCAGGAATTCCTTGCCCAGCCAGTCCCGCGGCGCATCCAGATACGACGAATGATGCACCAGCTTGCCCGGCTGCTGCTCCCGCGCGTACCGGTTGGCCCAGTTCCGCGCGTTGGCGGGCGGGTTGAAGCTGATGAGTGTTAAGGTCGGGTTGCTCCCCGAGCCGCGGAACGCGGACTGCTTCACGCTCAGCACCGCGTTTTCGCCCCGGCGAAGCTGGTCCGCTTCCTCGAACCACAGGCAGCCAATGTATCCGAACTTCGGTTTGATACCCTTAATTTTCATCTCATCGTCCAGGCCGCGGAAATAGATGGTCTGGCCCGTGGGCTTGTAAATGAGGCGC